TAAGAGACAGGCGTCGAAGACCGGGGTCCGGGTCACGGAGAAGTCGGCGCTCGGGGTGCCTGCGGCGTGGCGGGCGGTGTCGCTGATCGCATCGACGGCCTCGACGCTGCCGCTGCACGCCTACCGGGAGCAGGGCGACGCCCGGGTGAGGGTCTCCTCTGGGAACGCTGCGGCACTGCTGGAGCGGCCACACCCGGACCTGACGCCGGTCGAGCTGCTCGAGCTGATCTACGTCGCGCTGCTGCTGTGGGGTAACGCCTACCTGCTGTGCCTGCGCGACCAGACGGGCGTGATCCGGGAGCTGTGGTGGATAGCGCCGTCCCGGGTGAAGGCGGACCGGGTGAAGCCGGATCGGGGTAGGTCCGGTGACGCCGGCCGCAAGGTGTACGTCATCGACGGCGAGATCGACCGGCCCGCGTACGACGTGCACCAGGGCGGTTCGATGCTCCACATCCCCGGGCTGGGCTACGACGGCGTGGTGGGCGCCTCGCCGATCCGGGTGGCGCGTGAAGCCTTCGGGATGGCCCTGGCCGCCGAGGAGTACGGCGCCAGACTGTTCGGGTCCGGCGGCCTGGCCACTGGACTGCTGACGACCGAGCAGCGGCTCACCACGGATCAGGCTGCGGACATCAAGAAGCTCTGGAAGTCGGGCGACAACACTGGTCTGACGTCGGCGCACGACATCCGTGTCGTCGGGTCGGGCGCGAGGTTCGAGCAGCTGAGCATTCCGCCGGAGGATGCCCAGTTCATCGAGGGCCGTCGCTTCCAGGTCACCGAGATCGCCCGGATCTTCGGCGTGCCGCCGCACATGCTCGGCGAGACCGAGAAGGCCACGTCGTGGGGTGCGGGCATCGAGCAGCAGAACCTCGGGTTCATCACGTACACGCTGCGGCCGTGGCTGTCTCGCGTCGAGCAGCGGGTCTCCCGGATGCTGCGGCCAGAGCCGGTCTACGCCCGGTTCTCTGTGGAGGGGCTGCTGCGCGGCGATTCACAGCAGCGGGCCACGTTCTACCGGCAGATGTGGGAGCTGGGCGCGTTCTCCACGAACGACATCCTGTCGTTGGAGGAGCGGGCGCCGGTCGAGGGCGGCGACGCCCGCTACGTGCCGTTGAACTTCGGGCTGCTGGGCCGGGAGTCGTCGGCAACCGCGGATCCGGCGTCCGCCGAGCCGGTTCCGGCGTCCGCGCGCAGCGTGCGCGCACCGATCGCGGGCCAGTTGGAGCTCGAGGGAGTGGAGTCCTGATGCAGCAGCAGTTCCGGTTCTGGGGCACGGTCGACCCGCGTGGGCGGCAGAAGGCTCCGATCGTGGCCGCCGTGCCGGCCTCGGGCGGCGACGCCGACGAGGCTGTGCTGCGCCTGTACGACCCGGTGGACAGCTGGGGCGGCGACTGGGGTACCAGCGCCCGGGAGTTCATCACCGCACTGGACGCGGTGCAGGCGCCCCGGATCCGGCTGCACATCAACTCCCCGGGCGGCGAGGTGTACGAGGCCATCGCGATCCTGAACGCGCTGCGCGCGCACCCGGCACGGGTGACGGCAGTGGTCGATGGCCTGGCCGCGTCGGCGGCATCGTTCATCGCGGCCGGCTCCGATGAGGTGGTTATGGCCCAGAACACCGAGCTGATGATCCACGACCCGTGGGGGCTGGGGATCGGCAACGCCGCGGACTTCCGGGACCTGGCGTCCCGGCTGGACCACATCGGCGACAACATTGCCTCGATCTACGCGGCGAAGGCGGGCGGCACGGTCGTCGACTGGCGTGAGGCGATGCTGGCCGAGACCTGGTACTCGGCGCAGGAGGCCGTGGCCGCGGGCCTGGCCGATTCGGTGGCCGGTGATGGACAGGACGCCGCCGCGGGCGCGTCGAACTCCTGGGACCTGTCGGTGTTCCGGAACGCCGGCCGCGGCCGGGCGCCGGCACCGGTCCTGCCCGCCCCGGCCGAACGTGACCGGCTGACGGGTGATGCTGCGGCGCGCGCCGCGTGGCGTCACCGGCACAACGCGGCTCGCCTGCGGGCGAGCTGACCCCTGATCCTCCGGGCCGTCAACGGGCCCGGCGAGCCGCTGCCCGTGGTGGGCGAGCGGGTCCCATGCATGCGCACAGAGAGGAACCCTCGCATGCCCACCCTGCAGGAACTCCGCTACCAGCGGGCGAACGTGTGGTCGCAGATGACCGAGATCATGGAGCGCCACAACGGCGTCCCGGCCGGTGAGGACGCGGCCGCCTACGACCGCGCCGAGGCCGACCTCGACCGGCTCGGCGTCGACATCGAGCGCGCCGAGCGGTTCGACAACGCCCGGGCCGCGATGGGCCGCATCGACCGGTCCGGCGTCGTCGGCGGCGACGGCGAGGACGAGTCGGGTGACGACACGGCGTACAACGGCGCGTTCGGCCGTTTCGTGCGCGCGGTCAACGGGATGAGCGACCTCGGCGACGCCGACCGCCGGCTCCTGCGTGACGGCTACGTCCAGGGCGATCAGTTCCGCAACGCGGCCGGGGTGTCGACCGGCGCGGCCGGTGGGTACACGGTGCCGCCCGCGTTCCGGGCCCGGATCGTCGAGGCGATGCTCGCCTACGGGCCGATGCTGCAACTGGCCGAGGTCGTCGAGACCGACTCCGGCGTGAACCTGCCGTGGCCGACGAACGACGACACCGCCAACGAGGGCGCGATCCTCGCCGAGAACACCCAGATCACCGAGCAGGACCTGACGCTGGGAACGGCATCGCTCGACGCCTACGTCTACACGAGCAAGCTGGTCCGGGTGTCCTGGCAGCTGATGCAGGACTCGCCGGACTTCGAGGGCTTCCTGGCGCGGAAGCTGGGCGAGCGGCTGGCGCGGATCTACAACCGGCACGCCACGACCGGCACCGGCAGTGCGCAGCCGGACGGCATCGTCACCTCGGCCACCGTCGGCGTGACCGGGTCCGGGTCGCTGGCCACCACCGGCGGCGTCTCGTACGACAACCTCGTGGATCTGGTCGAGTCGATCGATGACGCCTACCTGGCCGGCGAGCAGCGGTGGATGATGCACCAGTCGGTGCGCAAGGCGGTCCGCAAGCTGAAGGACTCCCAGAACCGGCCGCTGTGGGAGCCGTCGGTGCAGGCGGGGCAGCCGGACACCCTGCTCGGCTACCCGATCAGCATCAACAACCACATGGCGGCGGTGGCGCAGAACGCGAAGAGCCTCGGGTTCGGCAACATCCGTGAGGCCTACGTGGTGCGGATCGTGCGCGCCAACGAGCTGGTCCGCCTGAACGAGCGGTACGCGGACTACCTGCAGACCGGGTTCTTCGGGTTCGGCCGGATGGACGCGACGATGCAGAACTCGGCCGCGTTCAAGGTGATGCAGCTGTCTCCGACGGCCTGATCGCCGGTGCTCGGCGGGCGTCCGTGGCGCCACCCCTGCGGGTGGTGGTGGGCGCTCGCCGGCCTGGCGGTGGTGGCGTGGTGGTGGATCCGATTGCGCTGGAGGCGTGTGGTGACAGAGGGCAAGGGCAAGGCGCGGGTCGTGGAGCCGGTCGAGCATGCGTCGGCCGATGTCGACCGGGTGGTGCTGGTCTCGCGGCGCGCCGATGGCACGCCCGACCAGACCTCAGGTTTCGAGGTTCTGCAGCCCGCCGACATCGAGGAGTCCTGACATGGCGTACCCCCCGGCGAGTCTGCCGACGAATGCGACTGACGGCGCGTCACCGTCGGACACGACTCCGACGGCGGTCCTGACCGCGGCCGAGGTCAACGCGACCAATGCCGCGGTCAACGACATCGTGACCGAACTGGGGTCGAACCCGTCGGGCACGGATACGACGGTGGCGGCTCGGCTCGATGGGATCGAGTCGGACATCACGGCGCTCGGGTCGGGGTCGATCCCGGACGGCAGCGTGTCGACGGCGAAGCTCGCCAACGGTGCAGTGACGGCGGCGAAGGTGGCTGCGGATGTGGCGACGCAGGCTGAGCTGGACGCGGAGACGGCGGCCCGCACGGCGGCGATCGCAGGCCTGTCGGGCACCTATGCCCGCAAGGTCGCTGACTGGGCGACGGGCGTGGCGTACTCGGTCGGCGAGCTGGTGGTGTCGTCGGGGACCCTGTACCGGTGCACGACCGTGCACACTGCCGGCGGGTCGTTCGCGGGTGGCAACTTCACGGCGATCGGTGGTGGCGGGTCGACGGTCGCGGTCGACGCTGACGGGACCCTGGTTGTCAACGGGACCACCGTCGAGGTGGGCACGGACGCCGAGATCGCTGCCGCGATCGCCGCGGCCCGGCTGCCGATGTCGGCAGTCCTCACGGCACCCGGGACTGCGGTCGCCGAGACGACCAACCGGTTCAATGCATCCGCCGGCAGCATCGCCGTGACCGCCCCTGCGGTCGGCGCGGCGGGTGCGATGTACGCGGTCATGAAGACCGATGCTTCATCGAACGCGGTCACGGTGGCTGGGGTGTCGCTCGTCGTGCAGGGTGCGGCGGCGACCTTCAAGTCGGACGGCTCGGCGTGGGTGCTGGTGGATTCGTCACCCGGGTCGCCGCTGGTCTCGCGGGTGATGGTGGACGGCGTTTTCACGCCCGTGTTGGAGATCGATTCGACGCCCATGTCGGGCGGGAGCGCAAACGTCCAGTACGCCGCGAAGATCTTCCGCCCGACTGGGAGCTTGGCGATCGGTTCCGGTGTCAGTGTGATCTCGGGGATGACCGGCGTCACTTTCAACAAGGGAATGGTTCTCGCCAGCCAAGGCATTCAGGTGCCGGTCGCTGGCCTTTACAGCATCGTCGGGTGCATCAAGTTCAACGTCGATGGGACCGTCACCTCACGGGGCGCCATCGTGTTCGTCAACGGCACGTCGGTCGGCGAGACGTCCTACACGAGCGGCACTGCCAACGACCACCGAGTGAACACGTCGCAAGTGCTTCAGCTCGGAGCGGGGGACGTGGTCGCGCTCGGATATGTCGTCAATGCAGCGTCCACGATCAGCTCTGACAGCGCCAAGGACATCAACCTCGCGGTGTACTACCTGGGTACGGCGTCATGATCGGGCGCGTCACCCAGGTCGGCAGTGGCGCGTCAAAGCGGCTCGTGGACCTACTCAC